AGCGTCCAGGATATCGAATCCCATGTCCTTGAAACTCATCCCAATCTGCTGATACGATGCATCCGAGTCCAGCACGGCCGGTTCCAGCCAATGCTCAGAACCACCGTAACGCTCACGCCAGCGCCGGCGGATCCCGGCGACCTGGCCGTCATCGAGCTTTTGCACCGTCTTGAGCAGGCCGGGCGGCGTGCCACCCTTCTCGAAGAACAGTTTCAGGTAATCAGTCACGGCGTTGTCGACATCGCCGACCCTGGCAGCCACGGCTGCCGGTGGCCATCCGCGGTACATGTTCAACGGATCGAACAGCCGGAAATCGAGCACATCTCGCGCTTCCAGAAACTGCGGCTGCAGACCCGGAGGGGCGTAGGTGTAGCCGCTGATCATCTCCTTCGATGATGCCAGGGGACTGATCCAGTCCGGGCGCAATGGCCACAGCCGGACAACCTGCCCGCCGCGGCTGCGTTCCTTCTCGAAATACGCCCCGCCCGCCAGCTTTTGGTAGATGATCACCGCAGACCAAAAATCAAACTCGCTCATGAACGGGTTGGGATTGGCAATCAACTGCGCCAGAGGATGATCCGACAGTTCCTCGCCGTCCCGATCACGCGTGATGCGCATCTGCACCTGGCTGGCCGTGTTGGCCGTCTTGGAGATGCAAGCAAAGATCAACTCATTCCGGCGCCACCCATGCTTCACCATGTTGGGGAACGAGGTTTCCGAGTAAACCGGCTGGCGCTCACGCCAGGTCTCGATCATCGTAGCAACGGATTTTTGCCCGCTGAGAACATGCCAGGCGAAGGATAGCCGCTGTCCTAGATTCATACGTGGATGCCTCCCATGACGGATCCATTGCGCAGGTCATTCCAGCACCAAAACGCCGCGTCCGCCAGGTCATATGGTTTGGTCAGCGGGAAGCGTCTCAGGCCTCGCTCCAGGACCATGTGCGTGCCGTTCACGTGCACGACCTTGCCGCGCTCGTAGTCGGCCAGCATCTGCATGTTGCGCTCGACCTTGGGGCCATAGCCCGCGCCGGCCTTGTCCCAGACCAATGTCGGGAACCACACCAGGTCAGGCCGTTCCTGGCGCAGCTGCTCCACAACCCGGTAATACACGCTTTGCCAGGTGTCGCCGCCCTGGTCTGTCTCGATGCCAACGTGATCGAACTTCAGCTCGATAGCTTTCAGGATCGCCCGCTTGACGGCATCCTCAGGGCTGGTCACCTGCTCCCAGGAATAGAAGCGGTAGATGATCTTGTCAGCACCCAACGCGTCCGCCTGGATGCCCATGCTGTCACTCTGGTCCGTGGAGGTGACCGCCGGGTCAACCCACACCGCGCCGCGCACAATCTCGGGCACCTGGTCCAATTCGCAATGCTGAAATTCAACGTGATCCCAGATCCCGCCAGATGGCGCTTCAACCATGTGTTGGGCCTCCTGGAGGAATGATGTCAGCCCCCAAGTGTTGATCTGCTCCTGGCAGATTGCCAGGTTCTGCCCGTCCCATGTGGCCACCCCACCGGTGATCGTGTATAGTCCATCAGCCTGTTCGTACTCCAGGCCATCCACAGCCGGGTAGGGGCCGTTGATGATCCGATCTGACAGCATCTCGGCGCGCCCATCCGCGAGCTGAGCGGCGATGGAGTTTGGGTGGATCATGTTCTGGATGAACAGCACCCCACAATCCGTGCTGCCGGCCGGCAGCAGGCTGGTGGAGATCATCTCGCTTTTCTTGCGCGTCGTAGCCAGGCTGTCGAAGCGCTCGTCCACGTCGTCGAAGATGATCAGATCCGGGCGTTGGTTCTCCACCTTAGCGCCTCGGCTGCCAACATCCAGGCCCAACGCATCGATGGTCAAGCCGCTCGAAGTGCGCAGGCGCTCACGCCGCCAGCCCTTGCTGGCGCCGTACTTGCCGATCTTGCGCGACGCCAGGGGAGGGTGATATCGCTCCAGCAGGTCACTCTCCAGCATAGCGCCGATGGTTTCCACATGTTTATCTGCCTTCTCCTGGGTCGATGAGACGTACCAGATGTACTTGCGGCTGCCATTTGCGCCAAGGCGCACGCATGCCAGCTCAGCGCTGGACGACTTCGCTCCGCCACGTGGCCAGATCGCCACCATCGGTCGAGGGCGCACCCCGGTCTGCATGGCCTCGATCCATTCCCAGAACTGAACGTGCCGCTCGGCGAAGGGCGCGGCCACATAGCCTGGGTAAATGGCGTGCAGCCACTCCCGCCAGCTTGTTGGCGCCAGCACGGCAACCCTATTCGAACGCTGCCTGCGCTCCATCTCAGCCCTGGCCTGAGTCTGCAAGTACAGCAAGAGGATCCTCTCCGTTTGCAATTCGTTCCACCTGAGCATCCGTGAGCTGGCTCATATCGATGTTCAGTGTGGTTGTCCGACCATTCGCGTCCATGCCAGTTGCCAATCTGCGCAGCTTTGATGCAGTCTCGGCTGCTCCTACCAAAAACTTGCCGTTCAGCTCAACCGTGATGACCTCTCGGCCATCCCGCGTGACCCGGCGAGATGTCTTGATAAACCTGGGCCCGGCAGCAAGCATGGCTTTGACCAGCTCAAGCAGCTCGCTGCCAATCTGCCATTCGTCCTCGCGCAGCGCGTCTCGCCGTTCTTGCCACTTGCGCTGATCCTCGATGGCCTGCTGCTGCTCCCAGGCAGCCAGCCTGGCCTGCCAGGCGTATTTTCGAGACCATACCTCCAGCGTAATACGACCGTTGACGGTCGGCACATCGGGAGATAATCGATGGCTCCTGTCTGATATTTTCTGCTTGTACTGCCTGGCCAACTTGACCAGGCTGCGGCCCGGCCCCATAAAGACATAATCTCGCAGCGCCTGGTTGGCGCGCTGCGTCTCGCCTTTGCAGCGCTCCAGAGGTCGATCAGGGAGGAACACAAACTCATCCACATCTACTCACCCAGGTCATCCATCCCCGTGTCCAACAGCCACCCACCGGCGACCCCCAGGCCAACGCCCAGGAAGGCCAGCCACCAGGCCACGTCGCTGCGATCTTTCCCATTGCGCAGCTTTCGCCGAAACAACAGAAAGGCCGGGAAGGCGGCCACCACCCCGATCACGTGCTCGGAGAGATTGCGCCAGCCGTGCGGGAGATTGCAGGTCACGCGCCGGGTCTGGTGTGCGAGCAGGCCAACGATCACCGACAGAACCATCTCAATCAGCATCCTTGGCCAGGCCTTTCCTGCCGCCGCGCTTGAGTGTGTGATTTTCACTTTCGAGCGCGTTCACGCGCGCCCTCAGGCTGGAGTTTGCCTCGCGCAGAAGGCCGATCTGGTCACACAACCCATCGTTTTCTGTGCGCATTTCCTTGAGTTGCTCAGAGAGACGTTTGTTCTCTTGTTGCAACGCCGTGACTGTGTCTCTCAATGCGTCGAACTCGGTTTTCTTGGTTGCAGCCCTGGCAGTGACCAGACCGGCAATGCCCGTTACCAGGCCGGCCAGCCCGCCAATTGCTACCAGGATCTGCAGGAGAGCTGACATGTCCACCCCTACTGGCTCCATCGCTGCAACCGCGCCTGGCGCACGCTCTTGGTCTCTGGACTAAGCAGATAGGCGCCCTGGTTTGCGATCAGCGCTGAGATGAATGCGCTCACCAGACCCAGAGCACCTGGTTGATCACATATCACAGTCGAGAGAACGTTTGCACACGAAAGGCCGAAAGCCGCTAGCGCTACGGCCAGCAGCAGCCCGGCCATGATCGCACGCTTGGCCGTGCCAGCCAGGAACGCAAAGCGCTCAGCCAGCCCAGGCACATACGAGAACAACAGTGACAGAATGATCCCTGCGATGGATGCGAGCAATTCAGCAGTCATAGACAAACTCCTTAAACGAAAACGCCCAGCAAGATAGAATCTTGCCGGGCGGTAAACTCCGGGGTAGCCAGTTATTCAGTTGTTTTGAGTATAGCCAAAAAACGGCTAACTGTCAATCGCTTTTTTTTCGAACGCCCATGCCCACAACGCGATGATTACGTCGCTGGTAACCACTATAGAATCGAGTATAGAATCAAGCATGAAATCCAGTGCGGACTGGATCATGTCAACCATATCATCCCACAATCTCTCGTTCATCTTGATTTTCGCCTTCATCCAAAAGTTGCTCAAGTAATTCCGTTGAGATTATCTCGTTCATAACATCGACTGTTTGTTGAATCACTATAGCACAGATTTCCCATGCCTGAACCATAGCCTCGGTAAATTGGGTGACTAAAACCAAGAGCTCTTCCCATGTCATTCCGATCTCTTCGACTTGTTCATCGGTCAGTTTGAACTGATCGTTATCCATGGCGACTCTCCAGAACCCGGTTGAGCAAATCCTCCAGCATCTTGTCGCTGGCGTGGAAGTTCCAGGCTGTGCCGCAGTCGCAGACGGCGTTCATGTCCTTGATCAGGATGCCGCTGCCGATCAAGCGCAGCCAGGCCCTGCCATCTGGGCCAGTCTCGTACCTGCCAATCTCACCGCCACATCGCGAGCACCTCACGGGCCATTGTCCATTGTTGTTCATCGTTTCGGCTCCCTGTTACCTATGATATGCCAACAATACGCTGATTCATCCGCTCAACGAACAGGTAGCCATAAATGGCTGCCTGAACAGCCTTGCGGAATTTGCGCTTCAACATCCGGCGCGGTTGGTTTATGCCAAGCGATACCTGTGCCTGGTAGTAGGTTCTCCGGGTGGCCTTATCTTTGACCCTTACGCATCCCAAGAAAAATATCCCATCACTCATCCTTGCCTCCATTCACAAAGAACTGCTGAAATGTCTCCAGGCGCATGACCACCAGAGCACTGGGGAGATGGTCTCCTTTGCGCTTGACCACTGCCACCGGGATATCGCCCGGCTGCTCCGCGTTGGTCTCAGCCTGGAGCGCTGCATCGAGCAGATCGGCGAAGCCTGGGCGGGAAAGCAGCTTGCACTCGATGCTCCAGCCAGGCTTGATGATATCTGGCTTACCGCTGGAGCGGCCATCGCCGGTGTAAGCGCCGCGGCGTTTGCCGCCGAAGATGCTGGCGACCGTCCGTTCCCACTGCTTCCATGCGTGATCGGTCATAGCTCGCCTTCCTGTAACAACTCGACCTGGATAGGGAATTGGCCATCAGATTTGCTGTGTTTCTTCCATTCTGTGTAGTGAGCGATCCCGCGCTGCACCAGAGCTTCGATAGTTGAGGTGCCGAAACTTGGTTCGAACCAGAGCCAATTTGCAGGGGCCCAATATCCTCCAGGGTAGCGAAACAATTTGCCATTGTTCGCCTTCATGTGTTCGATCGCTTGTAACATAGTTGGGGATAACTTCTTATCGCTCATTGAGCACATCTCCGAATATTGGCTTGTAATTCAACACTCGCAACAGACGACCCAGACTGGATTGAGTGAGGGGATAAATCCGCTTTACATTCTGTTTTCCAATGGCCCAGCGTACGAACCAAACCCGTCTAGGTTCAAGGAATGTGAAGGAGATGGATTCAACGCGCCATCGACGACGACAAATCATTTTTCACCGTCCAAGATCGAGCGGGCATAGCCCCAGGGCGTGTACTGGCTGCTGTCAGTGCGTGTCCAGCGGATCTCATTCCGGCTGTTGATCTTGTAACTGGCAGGGTCGGCCAATTTCTTCAGCGCAGCGATCAGTCGGCGGTTTTGTTTTTCCAGTTCTGCAATACGAGGATCGTTAGTAGCGGTTGCATTCGCATTTCGTAGCTTATCGCCCAGTTCAAGGGCAACACCCTGCAGGATCTCCACGCGATTTTGCCACAGCCAGGGTGGCGCTATGACGGCATCGCTTATCCCGGCCTGCTCGCACCGCTTCAGCGCCACAGCCAGAGCTTCCCTTGCTGCCTGTTTTTCTTCTTCTGCGTTCATACGCGACTCTCCTTCACGATCTTGCGCCCACAGTAAGGGCAGCATACGTAGTCGGAAAGCAGATGATGCCATGGGATGCTGTTGCGGCATGAGGTAAAGTGGACGCGATCTCCGTTTATTGTTCCATCTTGAAATTCGCACATCTCCTCGCTCAATCCATACTCCGTATGCTCAAGCGCCTCGGCACTATCATCGATCGTGTTTTGCAACGCATGCCTGAGCAGGTTTAGCTTTTCCCGCAACCGGTCGATCTCGGCCAGCAGCGCACCGATCTCAGATGGTCTGAGCTGCACTGGGCAGGCTGCCTGTGCGCCAAGCCTGGCTGCTTCTCGGATAATATTTTCAGTGATCTTGTCCATCACTTACCTCCTCAACTCCCATTTGCCGTCAGCCTTTTTGACCACCTTCAGGTCCCGCAAACAGTACAACAAACGACGGACCAGGTGACGATCCAACTCAAGTGTGCGCTGCAACTGCTCCACAGACACACTCCGCTCTGCACGCACAATATTCACCGCTTTGAGCACCGTCTCAGGATGGATACCGCTTTTTATGATATTTGCCACGCAGCCCAGGCAAATGCTCGATTTAGTCTCGGCTCCCTTTTTGCGGCAAAACCTGCAACTCCGATCCATGTTGACGTTGATTGTTAATTCCATCACACACATCCTTTCTCATGTTGTTCCTTCGCCTGCATCAAAGCGGCGATGAGGTTGTCAATTTGTTCGTAATCTATGTTGATCTGTTCCCATCCTCCGGTGCTAATCACCAGCCCGTCAGGATAGGCCTCAACTCTGT